TAACTATGGATTACTCGGAGAGAACGCGGAATGTGTTGTACAAAGACGCATCCGCATGGTTCCGGGACCATCCGTTGGCGCTCAAAGGCAGTCCCGTTGACGTGGTGATAAGCGCTGCAGTACATGATGCCCTTGATGGGCAGAATGCACGCGAGGCGGTTGGCCAGGTTGCTGTTGAGCGCCGGCTGCGACGCCTGGGCGACTTGAATCCACAATGGGACCAGCAGTCACTGCCTGCAACTGGGGCTGTGTCGAGGTGGATATTGCTGATCGCTGGCATTTTGGTGCTGGCTTTGAGCTTGGGGCTGTTGTTTTCTGACCTAACGGTAGGGGAATTCATTGGACCCGTTTACGACAAGTGGTTGCAAACCACATTAGTCGTCACTCCCTCGCAGCTGGATGCCTTGGTCTCCACTCTGTTCGCTATCGGCGCTGTGCTGTTAGTGAAATCTGCTTATGCTGCTGCTATTTTCGCGAGTAGCGGCGCATTTGGCGAAAATTGGCATGTGTGGGTGCTGTTGGTGGCACCTATACTAGAGGAGTGTGTTAAGCGAGTGCACATGGTGTTCAACATAGGCTTGCCTTTGTTTGAGTGGTACATCAGGACGAATCGTAACTCCCCGCATGCCTATTTGGTGCTTGTGTTGCATTGGGTGTGGAGTAAGTTGCACTTGAGTCAGGCAATCTCCGCTCACATGCTCTACAACGGTTTTGTTGTCACTAAAATGCATGGGGCCGTGGCAGCATTGGAACTTCCGTTTACTGCTATGGTAGGTCAAATGGCGCGGCCGGTAATCAGGGGGACGTGCGTGGTCGATGGTGCCGCGCACAAGGTGCTGGATATGATACGCGGCGTAGTGCGAGTTACCGGCAGTGTCACCGGCTGTGACGGGGTTCCACCAGTAGGTCTCAGTTTACACGGAATAGGCTTGTTGAAACCTTCAAGCTCCAGTCATTTGACTGTTGCTAGATCATGCACTTGCAATTTGCTTGCTGGAGTGTGGAGGAGGTTGATACCTGCCGTGCAACGAGCCTCAGTGGTACCCAAGGTTGGTGACCACGTGGTCAAGGTGGTCATACGGAGCTTGCGTTCGATCAAGAAACAAATCGTGGATGTTGACACCCTCTATGAGAAGTTTCTTGGCCGATACACTAGAACCGAAAGGATGTTGCTTGACTATCACGAGCATTTCGGTGAGCGTCCACATTATGGTACGTTTCCGAAGATCGAAAAATCCGCCAAGGACCCTACGGAAGGCTTGCAAGGAGACTTCAAGCCTAGGGTCATCATTTGCCCTTCTTGGAGGGCACGCGGTTACGAGGGCCATTATTTAGGTCTGCTCGGTGAAGCATTGCGACTCTTGTCCAAGTTATCTCTCGATCGTCTTCGAAGCAATGGGAGGCGTGGTTGGGTTGGCTTTGGTGTACCTTTTGCTTACTCGTCAGGTATGACGCCTGAGGAATGCGCTGAGTTCATTGAACTTAGCGTTGCGCGTGGCAAAAGGCGCCAACCCAACGTTTGCGTGTTGAGTTTGGATGCTAGCAACTTTGATGGGTCTGTGTCAGCCCAATTGTTGGGAATTGTTCGACAAGCGCACCTAGCACTATTGAGGAACAGAGTGCCAAGGTATGTGCTCAAAGGACTGGACAGCTACTTAAGGGCCCGGATAGACGCCCCCATCACTGTTCGCGATGCATCCACGGCAAAGATTCACCTGCCCGCTGGAGTTAGGTCTGGGTCACAGGACACCTCATCGGGTGATACCCTGTGTTCATTGATACTAGCGAAGGAGGTTGCAGCCAAAGCGGGATATGACATGTATGGCATATTAATCAACGGCGATGACGTTGTGATGGTGTGCGATGCTGTTGAGCCCACCCTTGTTGCCAGTACTTATGGGCAACTGGGTTTTGACATGTCAGTGTCAAGGGCTGCACCGGGTGATTGGAGCCAGGTGGAATTTTCTGGAATGCGTGGGTACGCGTGTATTCCCTTTGTAAGTGGGCTCTGCACGATGGATTGGACCTTCCGCCCGACCTTAGGAAGAGCTTGTTACAAGCTGGGTTGGTCAGTCCATTCTGATCTCGGTCCTGCGAAGAGTCGGGGCTGGGCAAGAGGTACCGCACTCTCCCTGTTGGGTGGAGAGTCGGGATTAGGACTCGGAGTTGGCATGCCAATAATCGAGGCCTGGTGCTTGCGCACGCTAGAATTGACCACGGGGACCCGCGCTTATTACACTAGACAGGAGCGGCGAGATGACGTTTTCCTCAAAACGCGTCAACCTTTCCGCGCCTGCGACGCAACTTATTGCGAAATTGCTGCGATTTACGAAGTTGATAAGACTTCGCTGATCGCGGTACAAGATGCCATCTCGAATGCCAGCCTGGGCACATTTGTTGACCGTAAAGCACAGGCAGTGGTACAGCGACTCTATGATGTCGACTGTGGCTTAAGATAGCCGACCACGGTACGAGATGGCGGGTAGGTCACGTGCCTCTGGGGGTGGCGATCGGTGGGAATCGTCTACTTGCTCCTACATTGGGTATTAAAGCGCGCCGCAGATAGAAAATTGCGCAACTAGAGGACTAGTCAAAG